AAGAATATGTACATTCTGGACGGTTAAAGCTTTTTAGAGACGCAAGACAAACTAATCAAATCTTGTCTGTTAATAATGAGTTGAAAGCTCCTGAAACTCCACAAGGACATGGTGATGCGTTCTTTTCTATTGGTATGGCTTTATTGGCTTGCCATGAAAGTGAACGGATGGGATTTTCCGATGTGGGGAATTTACTTGAAATAGTTGAGCCTGATTTAGTATCGAGAACGGGGGAAGAGGCGTTAGCGGATTTAAACAGTAGGGGGGAAGACCCACAGGAAATGTGGTTTCCAGGTAACGTTAAATTTGATTTTGGACGATTAACCAATCCTGGGTTAACAATGGCTGACCGCCCAAATCCTGATTGTAAAGAGTTTGCTTGTAAGCCTGAATTTTGGGTACCAGAGAGAAAACTTTGCATATTTTGTGGACATAGGGGGTAGAGGAATTGATAGACACACAGATTTCTGAACAGGCAAACACTATTTTAACACACAGGTATTATTTAAAGGATAAAGATGGGAATATCATAGAGAATGATATAGAATTATTTAGAAGGGTTGCACATGCATTAGCTCAAGTAGAACATCAGTATGAAACTCTTCCTGCTGAGATAGAAATATTAGAAGATAAATTCTTTGATATGATGCATCAGCTAGAGTTCCTCCCAAATTCTCCTACATTAATGAATGCAGGAACTAAAGAGGGTACTTTGAGTGCTTGCTTTGTTTTGCCATTGGAAGACAGTATGTATGGAATTATGAAAGCTGCAACTGATGCTGCAATGGTGCAGAAATTTGGTGGTGGCACAGGATTTGCGCTATCTAAAATTCGTCCTAGAGGGTCTAGGATTGATACTACGCATGGTAAAGCTTGTGGGCCTATTGAAGTATTAAAAACCCTTTCTCGTATTTCTAGCATGATAACTCAGGGCGGTAAAAGAGATGGGGCGAATATGGCAGTCATGTCTGTTTATCATCCAGATATTAGAGAATTTATTTCTTGTAAACATTTGGAAGGTGACATCCATAATTTTAATATTTCGGTTGCGGTAGATGATGCATTTATGATGAAAGTAGTTGATGGTGGTTATCAGCACCCATTAATAGACCCACATACTGGAGAGACAGTTTGTTGGGAATCTGCAAGAGAATTATTTATGGACATTGTTCAGGGAGCGTGGACAAATGGAGAACCAGGAATGGTTTTCTTAGATAGGATTAATCTAGATAATACAATGATAGATGAATATGGCCCTATGATTGCTACTAATCCTTGTGGGGAACAACCGCTGTTGGGGTATGAAAGTTGTAATTTAGGGTCTATTAATTTGTCTAAATTTGTCGTGGCCCAGTGGCAGCTTCCAGAGGATTGGAAAGAATCTATTAATTGGACTCGTTTGATACAGGTTATTAATTTGGCTGTACAATTTTTAGATAATGTGATTGATGCAAATGATTATAGTATTCCTGAGATTGCTCAAATGACTAAAGCTACTCGTAAGATTGGGTTAGGAGTTATGGGTTTTGCTGATTTGTTAGTTAAATTACGTATTCCCTATAATTCAGAATTAGCACGACAGGTGGGTAGCGAGTTAATGGACGTTATTAAAATGACTGCTATGACTAAATCTTTAGAGTTGGGAGCTATGAGAGGCACATTCCCTGCTTGGGAACACAGTAAGTATAAAATGCATGAAAATGTACGAAATGCGTGTCGTTTAACTGTGGCTCCTACAGGTACTATTTCTATGATTGCTAGTTGCGCTAGTGGTATTGAACCTCTTTTTGCGTTGGCGTGGAGGAAACAGAATATTTTAGATGGTCAGACACTATTTTATAGTAATGAACAATTTCAACAAGATGCTAAGGAATATGGGTTCTATTCTGAGGAATTGATGTCTTATCTGGCTGACGGTGGTTTGCTAAGAAATAGACAAGATGTTCCAAATTGGGTTAAAGATGTGTACATAACGGCCCCTGAAATTGACCCCGAAGCCCATGTGTTAATGCAAGCCGTTTTTCAGGACAAAGTAGATTCTGGAATTTCTAAAACTATTAACTTTTCTTCAGAAGCTTCTGTTAACGATGTTTATGATGCTTATATTTTAGCGTGGCAAACGGGATGTAAAGGTATTACTGTGTATCGTAATGGGAGTAGGACTAAGGAAGTGTTAGTAAATGGGCATAGAGCTAATAAACAATTATCCTTATTTGACCTAGAAGCAGCCTGTGGATGCCCTAATCCCATGATTATTCAAGAAAGTGGTTGTGAGACTTGTAAAACGTGTGGATGGAGTGCATGTAAGATTTCGTAAAAAATTAGTATATCTAAGTATAATAAGAATATGGTTATTATACTTTATAGCAGTTTAGTATAATAGAGCTAGTAGGAGGTAAGTTATGGTAGGAATGTTCTTAAAAGAAAGAGATGTACAGTATGTGGCGCATAGAGACGACAAGACTCAAACATGGCGTATATTAGACACTTGGAACGAATCATTAATGAATTTGGGGCCAGAGGATGAGATTCCTGATGATAGTCCTGGGGTAATGATTATTACTGAAGGAGCTTTTATAGCCCTAATTAAAGAGGGGGCTAGACTAGGCGTAATACAAAACGCATCTTTTAGTGAACACGCTACGTTAGAACGAGATTTGTTAACAAAAGATGAAGAAATGTTAGTATTAAAGACGGAGCTTTTAGAATTAGAAGAGAAATTACAGTCAGCAAAACAAAGTCCCCATAGGTCAGAAGGCTTTGAGCTTAAAGAAATGGCAATGAATGCGTTACTCAAACTAACGAGTATGTCAGATATTGAAAATTTGACTAAGGATTAATGTATGAAATTATCTGATTATCTACCTGAGGTACCCAAACTTGCTCAAACAATGATTAATATGAATGAGCAAATTAGCTTTTTGGAGTTGATGAAATCCCGTGGAGAAACTGGGGAAGGCCCCACCATTGGATTAGACCATGTAGTAAATACTTGGGTACGTCATCAAATGGCCTATCGTCAACAGCTTGTTATGGACTTACAAATGTTGGCGATGTCAGTTGAGGAAATTAGGGCACCCCTACATCATATTACCGCAGAAGTTTTTCGTAGAGGTATGGAATGGGTGCCCCTAGTAGAGAATCCAGACGTATCTCAAAAAGAACGCTTTAATGAATTTATGGATGATTGTAATATCTTTGACCAATCTTTAGAAGAGGTATTAAAACAATTCCACTTTGACGTTAATTGCATTGATGATGCTTTCTTATATTTAGTTAAAGAATATAAGAATATAGATAATAAAACGGTACGTTCCAAGGTTAAAGAGATTCGTAGATTAAATCCTGCTTTGATTGAATTTGATTTGGATGCTGCGGGATTACCGAAAAACTCTCACTTTATGTGCCCTATTCATAGGGAGAAAATTCTAGAAGAACCTAGACAATGTGAAGATGATAAATGTAAATTAGATACTATTCCTGTAATGTATAAATATTATCATCGAAATCAGCATTTGTTTTTGTTTGACGCTGAAGTAATTCACATTTCTAAATTCTCTCCATCAGAAACTTATGGGTGGAGTCCTATTCTGACTGTGTTTGAAAAAGCTCTAACACTAATAGGCATGGATAAAAACCTATATAGGTATTTCTTTGAACGAAAAATGCCAGCTAGTATGATGATGGTGTTCACTGATGACCCTGAATCATTGCGGAGAGAACGTCAACACATAGCTGCTCAGACTAGACTTGACCCCAACTATATTCCTATGGTAGCTGTATCATCTAGGCAGAATAGGGGTAGAGTAGATATGGTACGGCTATATCATACTTTACAGGAAATGGATTATCTTCCTGTGAGGGCTGAGATTAGGGAACGTATTGCAGCCATTTGGGGAGTAACTCCTGCGTGGCAAGGCGCACCAGAAGCACTTGGTGAATTGTCTATGCAAACCCAACAGTTAGTAGTTATGAGTAGGGTTGTAGAAGGTGACCAAAGATTGTTCCATGAAAAAGTATTTCCACAGTTGTTGGAAGCTTTTGGTGTTACTGATTGGGCTT